AAAAAAGGTTCAAAACCTAAAAAGAAAAAATCATTTCCTGATATGTCAGGTGATGGTAAAGTAACTAAAAAAGATATTTTAATTGCAAGAGGTGTAATTAAAAAACCAATGAAGAAGAAGAAAAAATAATGAGAAACTATTATAATATTGGTGGTCCTACTTTAGCTGGTAAACAAAATAAATTACCAGCAGCATTAAAGAAAAAAATATTAGCTGCTAAAAAGAAAAAAATGCAGATGAAAAAAGTTAAAAAAGATACACCAAGAACAAAAGCAATGGGGTTAGCATAATGGCAAAACTATGTCCAAGAGGTAAAGCAGCAGCGAAGCGTAAATTTAAAGTTTACCCGTCGGCATACGCGAACATGTACGCATCAGCAGTGTGTTCAGGTAAAGTCACACCAGGTGGCAAAAAGAAAAATAGAAAAAAAGCTATGGGTGGTGGAATGATGAGAACTGAACTTAGAGTTGGTGGTCTTGCAAGACGTAAGAGAATGGGCTGTGCGTAGTTATTATTCAGAAGGCGGTTTAAGAAAATGGGTATCAGAAAAATGGGTAGACATTGGGGCTCCGAAGAAGAATGGAAAGTATCAACCATGCGGGAGGTCAAAAGGCTCAAAGAGAAAATATCCAAAATGCGTGCCACTTGCAAAAGCCACACGGATGACAAAGTCGCAAAAGGCGAGTGCTGTAAGACGAAAGAGAGCTGCAGGTAACCCAGGCGGTAAACCAACTAACGTTGCAACATTTGCAAAGAAGAAAAAATCATAATGGTAAGAGGATTAAAAAAAGTAGCTAAAGGTTTAGAGAAAGCATCAAAGACACATGCTAAACAAGCTAAGGTAGTTAAAAAACATATTAAGAAAATGGGTAAAAATGCGAAGAAGAGATAAGCAACCACCTAAAACTAAAAAGTATTTCAGATCTACAAAGTCTGGAGCAGGGATGACAAAAGCTGGGGTCGCCCGATATAGAAGAGAAAATCCTGGCTCAAAACTAAAAACAGCCGTGACGGGTAAAGTAAAACCTGGATCAAAAGCTGCAAATCGACGTAAGTCGTACTGTGCAAGAAGTGCAGGTCAAATGAAAAAATTTCCAAAAGCAGCAGCAGATCCTAATTCTAGACTACGTCAGGCTAGAAGAAGATGGAAATGCTAGACAAATTAATTTACAAATTTTTTGAATCACTAGACAATGCAGTTTCTTTTGTAGAGACTCGTATTATAAAAATGAGTGAATGGTGTTGGAGCACTAGAGTAAAAATATTAAGAAAGAAAAGGAGAAAAAATGATTCTTGATGAAGAATTACAAATAATAAGCAAAGTAAAAAAACATTTAAAAGATAACTATTCGTCAATCGCAGAGGTGATGATATCTGGTGGGGTTGACAATATGGAAAAATACAAGTATTTGATGGGACAGGCACATGCCTACCAAAAAATAGATCAGGAGATCTCTAACCTGCTACAACCAAAGGAGCAAAAAAATGATACTGAGAGACCAGAAAACGTCGTCGACATCAGAACAAAAGACTAAGCCGGCGTTATTAAATAAATACGAAGAAAGTCATCAAAAAGAAGTTGATGGTTACGAACGTTTAAAAACAAAAGAATCAAATAAATTACCTAAACCAACCGGATGGAGATTAGTTGTTCTGCCATTTAAAATGCCAGAAAAAACTAAAGGTGGATTATTTCTTGGACAAGATACACTTGAGAGACAACAAGTAGGTTCTACTTGCGGTCTTGTTCTTGCTATGGGTCCACACTGTTATGACAAAGATAAATTTCCAGAAGGCCCATGGTGCAAGAAGGGTGATTGGGTGATCTTTGCACGTTATGCAGGATCACGAATACAAATTGACGGGGGCGAAGTTAGATTGCTAAACGATGATGAAGTATTAGCTACGATAGATAACCCCGAAGATATACTTCATCAATATTAACATAGGAAGGAGAACACTATGCAAGAAGTAGAAAAAACTGTTGACATTGATACATCCGGACCTGATACTGAGGTCGAATTAAATCAAGAGGATACATCTGACACAACAGCAGTTGAATCAACTGAGACGAGCAGTGCTGAACCAGTGGAGCCCGTTGCAGAAGAGAAGACTACAGAAGCTAAAAGCGAAGAGAAAGAATCGACAGAAGAAAAGAAAGACGAATTAAAAGAATACTCTGAGGGAGTACAAAGAAGAATAGCTAAATTAACTAAGAAATGGCGAGAAGCTGAGAGACAAAAAGATGAGGCTGCTGAATTTGCAAAAGCGCAAATTAAGCTAAGAGAAGAAGCCGAAGCTAAAATCTCTAAACTTGAACCAGGATACTTACAATCTACAGAAGATAGTATCACATCAGGTATCCAAGCAGCACAGGCTAAACTTGCTGCAGCTAGAGAAGCACAAGACTTAACAGCTGAAGCAGAAGCTTTAACTGCTATATCTGAACTTGGTTACAAAAAAGCTAAACTTGCTGAGACGAAAGTCGCTCAAGAAGAGTACAAAAAACAAAAAGAAGCACAACCAAAACCCGAAGTAAATCTTAATAGACAACCAGCTTCACAAGGGTCACCTGATCCTAAAGCTGAACAATGGGCAGCTAAAAACACATGGTTTGGACAAGATACAGCCATGACTTATACTGCTTTTGACCTACATAAGAAGCTTACAGAGGAAGAAGGTTATGATCCACAGAGTGATGAGTATTATTCTGAAATAGATAAGAGAATAAGACTTGAATTCCCAAATAAATTCGGTAATAATACGGATACGGGAGAAAATACGGCCAAACCGGTGCAACAAGTAGCTTCAGCGAAGCGAAGCACAAATACTGGTCGCAAAAACACTGTGAGACTCACTTCATCACAGGTAGCAATCGCTAAAAAATTAGGAGTGCCACTTGAAGAATATGCGAAACAATTAAAAATCACGAAGGAGGTATAGCATATGGAAAACGATAAAAGAACTTCTCGTGCGAGTCAGACTAGAGAGAAAACTTCTAAACCAAAAGTCTGGACTCCACCGTCATCTTTAGATGCACCCCCTGCGCCAACAGGATTTCAACACAGATGGCTACGGGCTGAATCATTAGGATTCAATGACTCTAAGAATATTCAAGGTCGATTAAGATCTGGATATGAATTAGTAAGATCAGATGAATATCCTGACTCAGACTACCCAGTTGTTGAAGATGGCAAATACAAGGGAGTGATCGGAGTTGGTGGCCTTGTGCTGGCAAGGGTACCGGTTGAGATCGCAAAATCGCGTTCTGAGTATTATGCAAAAATGCATGATGACAAAGTTAAAGCGGTTGATTCTGATCTCATGAAGGAACAGCACCCCGACATGCCTATCAATATTGATAGACAGTCACGTGTAACCTTCGGTGGCTCAAAGAAATCCTAAAAAGAATTCTTAACCATCAAAGGATAAACTAAAAATGTCTATAAGGAGGACACAACTATGGCAAATAAAGACGCAGCGTTCGGTTTAAAACCGATCGGAAAAGTTGGTCAGAATAGAGATTCTCAAGGTTTATCCGAGTATAGCATCGCAGCAAGCTCTTCAGCGATTTACTTCAATGACCCTGTCATCATGGCAGCGACTGGAGAAGTTCAAGTAGCAGCAGCGGGCAACGTACTATTAGGATCGCTTGGAGGAATTTTCTTCACTGACGCTTCAACAAGCAAGCCTACTTATGCGAATCATTTAGATGCATCTAACACTGCAACAGACATTGTTGGATTTGTATCTGATGACCCGTATGAAAGGTTTGAAGTACAATCAGACAACGCAGGCGCTTCTGAGCAAACTGATATTGGTAATGTAGCTGATATCGTGTATGCAGCAGGAAGTTCACCTGATTACGTTTCAAAAGTAGAATTAGATGATTCAGATCTAGCGACTTCTGATGGTCAATTAAAAGTAATTGGCGTTTCAAAAGATCCAGATAACAATGAAATTGGTTCTGCAAATGTAAACTTTGTTGTTACAATTAACGAACACTTCTTGAAACAAGAAGCGGGCGTATAATAGAATAGGAGTATAAAACTATGGCGATAAGTAGAGGACAACTAGTCAAAGAACTAGAACCAGGGTTGAATGCACTATTCGGCCTTGAATATAAACGTTATGAGAATCAGCATGCTGAAATATACACTACTGAATCTTCAGACAGAGCGTTTGAAGAAGAAGTTATGTTATCAGGTTTTGCTCAAGCTCAAGTTAAACCAGAAGGTAGTGGAGTTGTTTTTGACAATGCTCAAGAAACTTACACTGCGAGATACAGCCACGAAACTGTAGCTCTTGCTTTTGCAATAACTGAAGAAGCTATTGAGGATAACTTGTATGACAGACTTGCTAGTAGATATACAAAAGCATTAGCTAGATCTATGGCGAATACTAAACAAGTCAAATCTGTTAATCCACTGATTAACGGTCTACCATCTGGAAGCTTTACTTCAGGTGATGGTGTTAGTTTATTTAACACATCTCACCCGACTGTTTCTGGAACTGTATCTAATACATTAAGTACAGCGGCTGACTTGAACGAAACTTCATTAGAGCAGTCATTAATTGACATCGCTGCAATGACAGACGAAAGAGGTCTGAAAATTGCTGCAAGAGGTGTTAAAATGATCATCCCTTCTGAGCTTCAGTTCACAGCTGAGAGATTAATGAAATCTCAAGGTAGAGTTGGAACAGCAGATAACGATGTAAATGCAATCGTGTCTATGGGTATGATCCCACAAGGTTACAGAGTTAATAACTTTTTAACTGACACAGATGCGTTCTACATCATTACTGATGTACCTAACGGCATGAAGTATTTCGAAAGATCACCTATCAAAACTGCAATGGAAGGTGACTTTGATACTGGTAACGTAAGATACAAAGCTAGAGAAAGATACAGCTTCGGCGTATCTGACTTCAGAGGTATCTTTGCATCACCAGGTGCTTAATATCTAAATTTTTGTGGCGGGACATTGTTCCGCCACAATTACAAAATAGAAAGAAAAACCATGAAAAAATTTATAGTTACAATAAACGCATACGATCACTACGCAAAATTTGAAGTGTCATCTAACGATGACCCTATTTCCCTTGAACAAGCTATAGTTGACAAACTAGGAGTAAATGATATAAAATGGGAATATGTCGGAGCAAACGTATATGCTTCAGACAAATATAGAATAACCTATGAGGAGGTTATAAATGACGATGCAAACGCACATCCAGGATCTCTACAAAGAGAAGGAAACCCTGGACCTGAAATGGAAGCAAGAGCATCTTAACGAGGGTAGATATACTCTCAATATGGTAAGGATCGATGACCAAGTCAAAAAGATCGTTCAACATATAAAAGCTGCAGAAGCTAAACAAGCTCATTTGCAGAATAAAGTTGATGCCATTGCTCCACAAGTTTCTGTAGCTACTTAACAAAAAGCTACATCGTTGGAAAAAATCCACTCCACATTACAGGCTCTCTTGCACTCTACTAAAATGTAGTATATAGTTTTGCCACTATACAAAAATCAGTTTATGTAGACGCGTATAGTCGACGGCCTAGAGACTACATAAACGGAACTAGGAGGATAATACTATGGCACAAACTACATTTTCAGGACCGGTAAAATCTTTAAGAGGATTTGTTACTGCGGGACCTGATGCGGTTGTAAACATCACAGCAGAAACTACTTTAACTTTTGCTGCTCACGCAGGTAAAGTTATCAAAGTAAATGATGCAGATGGTGCAATCACACTTCCAACAATCAAAGCAGATAGCAAAGGTGCTACAGCTGGAGACAATGACCCTAGTGCAAACAATCACTTAGGGGCTGTTTACAAATTTTTTGTAGGCACAGATTGTACAGATTGCGATATTAAAACAGACGGAACTGACAAATTTGTTGGTCACGCAACTGTTGTTAATGTTGCAGATGGTACAAACAATACATTTGCACCAGCATCATCTAACGATGTTATCAGCATGAACGGTGGAACTACAGGTGGAGACAAAGGTAGTACGGTTACTATCACTGCACTTGAAGACAATGTATATTTAGTAGAAGCTGTGTTGATCGGTACAGGTACTGAAGCAACACCTTTTGCAGATAGTTAATAATTAACTCGGGGCGCCTGGTAATGCAGGCGCTCTTTAATAGGAGGAAAATATGGCAGACACAGTATTAAATACAACTGTATTTGACGGATCAAAAAAACTTATCACTCACTACAATGTAGTTTCTGATAACTCTGGAAGCACAACTAAAATAGTTGATGTTTCTGAATTAGTAAAAAGTCCAGCTAATAAATCTTGTGTTAAAGTAAGATTAAACAAAGTTAGCTGTAATGTTTCAGTAACAGCACCAGTGGATGCTTTACGTATGGAATGGGATAATTCAGGAACTAATGTTGTTTTTCAAATGTTAAATGGTGAAATGGAATATGACTATTCATCTTTTGGCGGATTAAAAAATAATGAAGCTAGTGGTTATTCTGGAGACGTCAACATAACATTACCTGCTTGTACAGCAGGAGATGGTGGAACAGTTGTTTGTGAATGGATTAAAGTCTACGAATCGTAGGAGTTTAAATGGCTAATACTACTTCGGGAACTACAACGTTCGACAAAACATTTGCTATTGATGAAATAATAGAAGATGCTTTTGAACGTATTGGATTAAATTCTGTAGCGGGTTATCAATTAAAATCTGCAAGAAGATCTCTTAACATTCTATTTCAAGAATGGGGTAACAGAGGTATTCACTATTGGGAAATAGATGAACTTGATTTAGACTTAATTGAAGGTCAAGCAGAGTATGATTTTTTTAGATCAAGTGATGATGGCACAAGTGCTACATCAACTCCAAATGGTGTGTATGGAATATCCGATGTCCTTGAAGCACAATTAAGAAGCAATAGAACTCAAACAACACAATCAGATAGTCCCATGACAAAAGTTGATAGATCAACTTATGCAGGATTCTCAAACAAATTATCAAAAGGTACACCTAATCAATATTGGGTTGAAAGATTTATTGATAAAGTTAGAGTTCATGTTTACCCAACACCAGATTCAACAAATGCATCTAAAGATATGCATTTTTATTACATAAAAAGAATTCAAGATGTAGGTGACTATACAAATGCAACTGATGTTCCATTTAGATTTGTACCTTGTATG